ATCCTCGATCCGGAACATGGCGCGCGCGATTTCTGGCCGACGGTGTGCGAAGCCGGCGGGATCAGCGCACCCAATCAGTTCAATTCGGAGCGCGACTGGCACAGGGTGATGAACGCGCTCGGCGCGCGCATTCGGGCACAACAGAGATGAGTATCCGCCCGCCGGCGCAGATTGCGGCCATCGTCGAGATCCTCGGCCAGGACGATGCTTTCGATTTTCTCTACGACTTTGGCGGCGCGCCGATCTATCTGGCGGGCAATCCCGGCGCGCGCAATCCGCTGGTCAAGCGCTTCGGGCGCGAGCGGGTGATCAGGCTCTCTGACGCGCTTGGCGGACCGGGCAATTTCTATGTCCCTGTGGCCAAGAGCTGGATGATGCGGGTGCTCGCCTCGCGCGGCCTTGGCCGCTTCGAGATTGCCAGACGGATGCGCGTCAGTCATGTTTCGGTGCGCCGCGTGATCGGCCGGCAGGACCATCTCCAGCTCAATCTGTTCGACGCCGACGAGCGCTGAGGTGAACAGCGTTTCATCGGGTTTTCCCATCTTGGCCATTGCATTGTCCGGACACAGATCGTGACCCCGGAGCAAGGCAATGCTCGACTATCATCCAAACCTGATCGTGTTCACCGGACAGCATGAAGGCATGGTGCTCAGGGCCTATCGCTGCCCGGCAGGTGTCATCACCATCGGCTTCGGCTTTACCTGGGGCTCGAAGGTCTTCAAGGACTGGTGGCTCAAACGGCATGGGCGCCAATTGCGCCTGGGCGACACGATCGCGGAAGGGGATGCCTTCTTCCTGCTCAAGGCGATCATTGACGCGGAATACTCCCAGCCGGTCAAAAAACACGCAGGCCACGCCACGCCGCATGCCAAGGCCGCGGCGATCGACATGCTGTTCAATTGCGGGCTTGGTGCTGCCAAATGGACCTGGTTCAAGGCGCTGGTGCGCGGCGACATCAAGGACGCGGCACGCCGATTGAAGGTGACCGCGACCACGGCCAGGGGCCGCCGCCTGCCGGGGCTGGTGCGCCGCCGCGCTGAAGCCTCAACCATCATGGAATTCAACCGCTGGCCGGTCTGGGTGAAGGCGCCGCGGACAACCGCGCCAAAGGAGATCGCGGTTGCCATGCCCGCCTGGCGGCTGGGCGAGGATGACTTCAAACAGGGTGTCGACTGGCTGATCAAGCTCGGCTATCTGGCAGAAGCTGAGCGTGAGGACATAAAGCAGGTCCGCTCGACCGTCCGGCGTTTTCAGGAGGCGCACCCGCAGCTCGACAATGACGGGGTGATGGGCCGCGCCACGCTCGACCAACTCCAGCGGGTGATCGACCTCAAGGCGAAATCCGCCAAGGGGGCTTCCGGTTCCGCCGCCGGTGCGGCCACAGGCGCGGCCGATCACGCCGCCGCCGTCTCCGGCTATGGCGATCTGGTGTTATACGGCAGCCTGGCGTTGCTCGTGGTTGGCGGGGTCTATCTCGCTTGGCGTTACCGCGACGAAGTACGGCTTGCCCTGAAGGGGTCAGGGACGCTTCGCAGGGGAGGCCTGGCATGAGCGGGCTCGCGGTCATCCTTGCCGGCATCGCCGCCGAGGTGGGCGCGCCGCTGATCAAGAAGATCCTTGCACCCAAGATCGGCTCTGCCGGCGGAGCGCTGGCCGAGACGGTGATCAAGAAAATTGCCGAAAAAGCCGGCGCGGAGCCTGCCGACCTGCCGGCGATCGACCGGCCAAGGCTCGAAACCGCGATCAAACAGGCCGAAGCGGAAGCGCCGGAGCTGATCGCCGTCTACGCGGCCGGGCTGGAAGGCCAGTTCGCGCTGCTGCAGGCCGAGACCAGGGAAGGCCTCTGGCAGTCCGCCTGGCGCTGGGGCTGGATGTATCTGCTCGCCGCCTTCTGGATCTGGCGCATCATTGTTCTGCCGGTCATCAACCGCGCCGCTGCGCAGCCGATCGAACCGATTGATCTCACCGTGCTGATGACGCTGACCAGCTGGTTCATCGGCCTCTATATGGGCGGCCATACGATCAAGGAGCTGGGCCGCAGCGTCGCGGAAGCCGTCAAGGGCCGGAAGGGTGGCCTGTGGTGAACGAGCTCAAGGAATGGCTGGGGCTTGCCGCGCTCGCCATCTCGGTCGGCGGCTTCATCTATGCCTGGATCACCTCGCGCTCGAAGGTCAATGAAGAGCACCTCAAGAGCGTCGATGCGACGCTGGCCAATCACGCGCTGCGCATCCAGGCGATCGAGGGCGAACTCAAGCATCTGCCGGCCAAGGATGACGTCAACGATCTAAAGCTGGCGCTGGCCGAACTCGGCGGCACGGTGGGCCGGCTGGACGAAAGCCTAAACGGGATTTCGCGGACGGTTCGAAGAGTCGAGGATTTCCTGATGAAGGAGGGCAAGTGAGATGGGCTATGAGGAACATCTGGCAGCCGACGCCCGGCTGGTGATCCTGCGCGAGCTTGCCGCCCAAACCGCCGGTCGTCTTAACGACACGATCCTGACCTCGGTGCTGGACAGTTTCGGCCATCGCCGCTCGCGCGAATGGGTGCGGACCCAGATCGCCAAACTGGAAGAACTTGGCGCGGTCACGATAGCCGAAGCCGGGACCATGCGCATCGCTGCGATCACCCGCGCCGGGCTCGATCATGTCGAGCGGCGCTCGGTCATCGATGGGGTCGCCCGCCCGTCGCCGGAGGCGTAAGATGGCTCGCAGGGCGCGGCGCGACAGCGGCAGGCACGCGCTTTCATCAATCGACCTGCTGCCTGAGGCGGCGACCAGCGACATCCTGTGGGCGATCAACGCGCTCGAAGAAGGCAAGCGCACCGACAGCGACATCCTGTTCGAGTTCAACGACCGGCTTGAGGTTATCGGCCATGGTCCGATCTCCAAATCAGCCTTTGGCCGCTATGCGCTGAAAAAACGCCTTGTGTTTGCCGACACCAGCGAATTCCGGATCATCTCGGCTGCATTCGCCAGGGAATACGGACCGGGCGACACCGACGAATTGACGCTGTTCCTGGTCCAGATGCTGATGACGGCGATCTACAAGTTCATCGCCTCACGGGACGCCAAGCCCAAGGAAATCATGGAAATGTCGAACGCGCTGCGCGCGCTGCTTAACGCACAGCGTTCAAGCGCCGACAACCGGGCGAAGCACGACGCGGCGACCCGGAAGAAAATGGATGAGGTGTTTGACGCTGCGGAAACAGCGCTCACCGAAAACAAAAGGCCCGATGGTGCGGCTGTGCTCAAGAGCATTCGCGAGGACGTTTACGGAATTTTCGAATCATGACGTCGCCGGCGGTTCCGCTCTATGGCTACCAGCGCAAATGGATGCTCGATCCGGCGCGCTTCAAAATAGGCATGTTCGCCCGCCAGACCGGCAAGACCTTCACCACGACGCTTGAGGTGGTCGACGATTGTTTTGCCGCAGCACTCGCCGGCCGGAGGCAGCGCTGGGTGATCCTGTCGCGCGGCGAACGCCAGGCGCGCGAGGCGATGAATGAGGGCGTCAAGCTGCATGCCAAGGCCTATGATCTGGCGATCGAGGCGCATGAATATGACTGGCAGGGTCAGGAAGGCTCCTACCGGGCGATGGAGGTGGATCTGCCGCATGGATCCAAGATCACCGCGCTGCCTGCCAATCCCGACACGGCGCGCGGCTTCTCGGCCAATGTCTTTCTCGACGAATTCGCCTTTCACAAGGATTCGGGCGCAATCTGGAAGGCGCTGTTTCCGGTGATCTCGGCGGGCTGGAAACTGCGGATCACCTCGACGCCGAATGGCAAGGGCAACAAGTTCTACGAGCTGATGACCGCTGACGGCGACCGCTGGTCCAAACACGAAGTCGACATTTACCGCGCCGTCGCCGACGGGTTGCCGCGCGATATCGAGGAGCTGCGCGAGGGCCTGGCCGATGAAGACGCCTGGGCGCAGGAATATGAACTCAAATGGCTCGACGAGGCCTCCGCCTGGCTGTCCTACGAGCTGATCTCCTCGGTCGAGGACGAGCGCGCGGGCGATCCGGACCTCTACCAGGGCGGACCCTGCTATGTCGGCCGTGACATCGGCCGGCGCAACGATCTGCACGTCATCTGGGTCTGGGAACTGGTCGGCGACGTGCTCTGGGAGCGTGAGCGGATCGAGCAGAAGCGCGCGACTTTTGCTTCGATGGATGCGGCCTTTGACGATGTGATGGAGCGCTACCGGGTGGTGCGCGCCTGTATCGACCAGACCGGTATGGGCGAGAAGGTGGTGGAAGACGCCCAGACCCGCCACGGCAGCCGCATCGAGGGCGTGCTGTTTACCGGCCCGAACAAGCTGGTGATGGCGACGGCCGGCAAGGAGGCGTTCGAGGACCGGCGCGTGCGCATCACCATGGGTGACGCGAAACTGCGCGCAGATTTGCACAAACTGCGAAAGGTTGCTTCGGCCACTGGCGCGCCGCGCTTTGTCGCCGAGCGCGACGACGACCATGCCGACCGGACCTGGGCGGCGTTTCTCGGCATCCATGCGGCCTCCGAAGGCCAGGCTGACCATGACTACCGGCCGGTCTCTCCGGCCACGCCCTCGCAACAGGCAAAGCGCTTTGACGACCCTGGCGAGGACGAAGATTTCCGCCGCGGCTGGTGGACGCCGCCCCTGGGCGCAGGCGTTAGAGGAGGTTTCTGAATGACTTTGTTTCGCTCACGAGCCGCACCGCGCCTTTCGGCGCTGGCTCTCCGCGGGGGCGGCCCACGGCCGGCGCGCGGTCGCGCGCTCGCTCATCATTCCCGGAGGTCATGATGGCGGATTTTTTCAAGGGACTGACCGACCAGTGGGGCCGGCCGATCGAGAAGCGGCTGCTGACCGAGGAGATTGCGGCGCCGACTATCACCGGCGTGCGCTCGCCGCTCACCGGCTATCCCGGCGACGGGCTCAATCCGGTTCGGTTGGCTGCGATCCTGCGCGAAGCCGACACCGGCGATCCGCTGCGCTATCTGGAGCTGGCAGAGACAGTGGAGGAGCGCGATCTGCATTATGCCGGCGTGCTCGGCACCCGCAAGCGTTCGGTCAGCCAGCTGGAGATCACTGTCGAGGCGGCCTGTGACGACGCAAGGCACGAGGCCCAGGCCGAAGCCGTGCGTGAATGGCTCAAGCGGGATGAACTGGCCGACGAGCTGTTCGACATGCTCGACGCCGTCGGCAAGGGCTATTCCTTCACCGAGATCATCTGGGACACCTCGGAAGGCCAATGGCGGCCGGACCGGCTGGAATGGCGCGACCCGCGCTGGTTCCAGTTTGAGCGCAACGACGCGACCACGCCCTATCTGATTGGCGAGCACGGCGAGGAAACGCCGCTGCCCGGCTTCAAATTCGTGCGCGCGGTGATGCGGGCGAAATCCGGTCTGCCGGTGCGCTCGGGCCTGGCGCGCATTGTCGCCTGGGCCTGGATGTTCAAGGCGTATACCCAGCGCGACTGGGCGATTTTCACCCAGACCTATGGCCAGCCGGTCAGGATCGGCAAATACGGCCCCGGCGCCACCGAGAAGGACCGCGACACGCTTTACCGCGCGGTGGCCAACATCGCCGGCGACTGCGCCGCCATCATTCCCGAATCGATGCTGATCGAATTCGTCGAGGCCAAGAACCTGGGCACCGGTCATTCCAACTATCTGGAGCGGTCCGACTGGCTCGACCGGCAAGTCTCGAAAGCCACGCTCGGCCAGACCGCGACCACCGACGCCATTGCCGGCGGCCATGCGGTTGGCCGCGAACACCGCCAGGTGCAGGAGGACATCGAGCGCGCCGACGCCAAGACACTGTCGGCGATCATCAACCGCGACCTGATCCGGCCATGGATGATGCTGGAGCACGGCGAGACCCAGAATTGCCCGCGGGTGAAAATCGGCCGCGCCGAGGAGACCGACATCAAGACCGCCGTCGATGCGGTGACCTCGCTTGTGCCGTTTGGTCTCAGGGTCGGGCAAAACCAGATGCGCGACATCATCGGCATCGGCGCGCCGGCCGAAGATGACGATTTGCTGGCGGCTCCGGTTCCTTCACCCGTCAACGAACCAGGCAAGGGCGGTGACTCGAACACCTCAATTCAGCCCGAGCCGGAGCGCAAGGAAGCGCGGCATACCGAAGAACCCAAACCAGCGCGATTGCCACTCGATGCCATCGCCGAGAGTGCTACGGCCGAGGCCGGGCCGGCTGTGGCGCGACTGCTGGCCACGATCCGGGAAATGGCCAGCCAGGCGGGCGATCTGGAAGAATTGCGCGCCCTTCTGGATACGGCCAGCGGCGGCGATCTCGCCGACCTGGAAGCGGCAATGCGCCAGACGATGCTCTTGGCGGAGCTGACCGGCCGCGCCGAGATCGAGCCTCTACCAGGTCCGGACTGAGGCCATGGTGGACGGCGTCAAGTTCAACGAGGCCATCGACTTCCTGCGCCAGCGCCTGGCGCTGCCGGATGGCGTCTGGCTGAAGCTGCTACAGGAAGCGGATAAAGCGGCGCACGACCGCTCGGCCGGCATGAAAGAGGCGATGGTGCGCGACATACTCGAAGCAGTGTTAAAAGCGCTTGAACAGGGTTCGACGGTCGAGACATTCCGCGACGATTTCGACGCGATCACGGCGGCGCGCGGCTGGACTGGCGACAACACCGCCGGCTGGCGCTCGGCGCTGACCTTCCGGGTGATGACAGCGCAGGCGATGGCCGCTGGGCGCTGGCGACAGATCCAGCGGCTGAAAGCGCGTCGGCCCTGGCTCCGCTACATCACCGCCGGCGACCACCGCGTCCGCGACGCGCACAAGGCCTGGCATGGGATCATCCTGCATGCGAACGATCCCTGGTGGCACACGCATTTCCCGCCCAATGGCTTTAACTGCCGCTGCCATGTGCAGCAGCTGTCTGACCGCGATTTGCAGCGCTACGGCTTGACCGTGACGCCGGAAGCGCCGCCGCACAATCCGGTTATCAAGTTCGTGCGTGGGGTAGACGGCGTCCGGAAGCCGGTGGAAGTGCCCGTGGGGGTCGATCCAGGCTTTGCGCTGAATTTTGGGGCGGGGATCCTTTGAGAATGGCGCTTGAAACTGACGTTTGACCCGTCAGAGAGATAGCAATTTCTCTCTGTAAAATCTTGATACAAAAACAAATTTCCGGCAAAAATATTACTATCCAAAGTATAAAAACAAAAAAATGACTCTCTAGACAAAATTATGTAGAATACGAGCAAGTGACGTCTTGGGGAGGGGCTTGGACAATGCGCGCATTTCATTTTATATTGACTTGCAGTCTGTTTTTGGGTGGATGCACATGGGTTACTGCGGTGCCGGCGCCGCCTGGTAAACGCATCGCGGGAATTCCAATCTACGATGTAAAACCGATTCTTATTGTAACAGCCAACTCGGCTACCGTCGAACTTGTGCCGAATTACAATCGAGCTTACGGCCTGCGTTTCGGGTCATTTCTTGCGAAACATCACTTCAAGGCGGATCTGTCAGGGGGAATCATATCAAAAATCGATAGCGAGCAAGATTCCACTGAAGCTCTGAAACTACTTGAAGTCCTCGGAAAGGCCGTGATCGATAAGATTCCTATTCCTTCTGCACAAAGTCGCGAACTGGGTGGTGGCGTTGGTGCTCCGCAACGTTTTGCCGTTTTCAGCTTCGACTTTGATAGCGAAGGGAACCTCATCGCTCTACGACCCTTGGTATCCGGCGACAGCCTTATCCACGTACCAAAAGCGCCCAATTCAAACCCGCGCACTCTGGTTCAGCCGGCGACCGCAGGAGGAAGCCAATCAAGCGCCTCAGGAGATTTTTGAGGTGATCGTACGAAGTGCGACCAGTCTATGAATGAGGTCAAGGACAAGAAAAACGATCTATGGACGATTCGTAGGACCATAAAGCATTTCGGGCCAAAGCTAACCATGCTGCCGGGCGTTCAGACCGTTTGTCTTGCAAAGAAGGAAGTCGCTGGCTCAATCACTCCTCGATGGTCAATTAGTGTGATTGTGAGTGAGAAAGCGGATGTGGAGCCCGAAAACTACATTCCGGGGTCTCTGCCGGCGATCATGCTCGATGGTTCGATGGGAACCGCTATCGAAACTGATGTTGTTGAAAGCGCTGGCATTCCAATAGCATTCGGCCTTAGAGGCGGTCATTTGCTATTGTCGCATGACAATGAACAGGGCGCGCTGTTTACCGCGAGCATTGTAGGCGGCCGGAAATACGCGATCACCAATTCCCACGTTGTCACCGACGTTGACCATTCAGACATGTCTGGTCGGGTATACGCCTACGACACTGCCGATCGACGGTATGAGCCTGTCGGTACTGTAGTTGCTGCAACACCGATATTCAGCGGATCAGTTAACGATATGGATGCTGCGCTTATTCGGATTGACGAGATTATTCCGGTAGACCGCCGCCGCATCATCGACGAAGCCGATCCGGTCATCGCTTTCGACTATTTCAGGAGCGAAGATCCCGCCCAGTTTTTCTATAGGGCTGGCGATGAAATCCAGCAATGTCAGCGCCCTATACCGGTCCTTCAACCTGCACCAGTGGTTGTCGAAGGCATCACTGTGTTCTATGAGAAATGTTGGCGCCTACAGATGGTCACATCGGGAAACAGGGAAGGACACTCTGGTTCCCTTATTTTCAAGAGGACGTCATCCGGACTGGTGGGTTGCGGAATTCTATTTGCCGGAATTGAGGGAGTCGAAGCCTGGGCGTTTTCAGCGCAGAGCGTTATCACACGCCTGCAGCCATTCATGACCTAGTCAATCGCAGTAACTGTACAACAGGTAACATTTGAAGCCGAGCTTTTCTGAAAACTACTGTATCTCCGACCCGACTCCGCGGAGGACTTAGAATTCGCTACTAGAATTGGAATTTGCGTCCTCGGCGCAAATTTTCTCAATTTGGTTGATCAGATTCCCATCCAACCCCGTATCCTTCAATTGTCCTAACTTGGACGTATCGGCACATAATGCTGCTATCAACTCTCTTGACCTCTTAGCCGTTGCACTATCGGAAGTTATATCAGAGCCCGTACCGACATCATTGGGCTTTCCATCGCTGCCAATTTCACTGATTGGATAAATGCGATCAATGTACAGGTACGTAAATGAGAGAGCGATCACGAGAATTACTATTCCAATTACTTCTGATGAGACCTTAACACCTGTAGCGCCAATCTCTAGTTCGACCGGATTTTCACGGTCCTTTTCAAATTCCTTCCACGTTAGAAAAAATCCGAAGACCAGTATCGACAGAGCCGCGATAAACAATACTACACCATTCAGGCGTTGCCATCCGAACGCTCGACCACGATCATTTAGAGACCACATGTCGTATGCTGCATTCAAAATGCGAAGTCGGTTATCATAGTTGTTGCGGCAGTGCTCGGTTATTTCTTCTGAGGGATTTGACAATGCTTCTTCACATGCCGGTAAGGTCACGGGAAGGTCCAACTTCGGGCCTGCTTCATAGCTCGCTTCAAGGAACACCCAAGTTAGCAAGAATGGCAATACAATCAGGAACCCTGCAATTCCAAAGCCTTGCAATTTCATTTGCACGGCCTCGGTCGAGGCTCGATTTGGCGGTCTGTATCAATGTCATCAATAATGAGTGCAACCCCACCCAAGGCGTTTGACGAATGCTGGTCCGGCATTAGTGCCATCGCGCCATGAAGCGTTTCAGCATCGGTGGTGTATGACAAAAAGAGTCCGTTGAAATTATTGCCGTTTCGGGGACATCGCGGTACCCGGATGGGCACTTGAGCACATGCCGCGCAACTGTCCATAAGGACTTTTTCCAAGACATTGACCGCTGCCGGATCACTTGTGCCAAACGACCACGTTATGGTCGCTTTCGGCTCGATTCCCGCCTCGAGCAGTTTCTGGCTTGCCTCGGATACCTCCGACGGCGAGCCTTCGAACAACGATATACCTTCAACTGTTGGCATGACAAAGTCTTGCGAGAGCGCGTCGCTAGAAAACATAAACGACGCTACTGAAGCGACGGCGTATTGTATGAATCCCGCCACGATGACCTCCTTCAAAAAGCATGCAATATTAGCCAACTATACACCAATTTTCTCATCAAATAAATATGAGGAAATATACATGAATTACGACTCAAAATATCTATATTAAATGTGAATCGCAGCGCTATTAATTCTCCTTCAAATCATGACGACAAGGCGGTCATTTTCCAAATATGGCAATTGAATCTCGTAAGAAATGGGTTGGCACATCTGAACCAAGTACGAACATGCATCCAAAAGCACCAGTTAAAGAAGCCGACACCTTGCCGTTCAAGAATACCGACCAGAATAAAAACCTCGATGCAGCGGCAATCCTCGACATGCATTTGTCCAGCTGGCTTCTGAACCGCAACCGCTCAAACCGGATGCTGCAATTTGCCTATGATTCCGTCGCAGAACATCTGGCCGCTGGAATGCTCGCTGCCAATCCGGATCGGAAGGGTATCGCAGAGCTGGTTCGGCAAATCCAGACGCGTCCTAAGTCAGGGTTGGCAAAGGCCCTTGAATTTGTGTCAGGGGAGAAAGAGCCGGAAGCCGTCTGAAGCTGCCGACGGCCTCTACTGCACAATGATCCCAAAGAACCAGCTGTCAGTCGCTCCCACGGGCTTTGAAACCCCTTCAAATTCGATTTGAAATCGAATCCCGGACCGCATTTTGCGCCGAGCCGAACGAAATCCGGTCTGAGCCACCCCTGAACACCGTTTCATATGTTTTACAGCCGGGCGGACAGCCACTGTCGTCGCCATGATGACCGCAGCCCATTCACAACGCAACTCCCCTCCGGATCCGGCTCTGACGGCACTGTGCACGGCGTTGCCGTTGCCTAATGCCAGCCAGGACAAGCCGGCACCAGAATGGATCCATCTGCTGCCATCGGGATCGTTTTCGGGCGCCGACGGCCGCGGTCCCTATCATGTCAAGGACGCAGGCAGCCTCGTTGAGGCCAGCCTGGAGGCCATGGCCGGGTCCGGTGTCGTCGACGAGAACCATGCCACCGACCTTGCGACGCCAAAGGGCGAGCCTGCGCCGGCGCGTGGCTGGATCACGGCGCTGGAAGCCCGCGCTGACGGCATCTGGGGCAAGGTCGACTGGACCAGGGCCGGGTTGGCGCTGCTCGCCGACCGCGCCTACCGGCACATTTCGCCCGTCATCATGCATCTTAAAGACGGAACGGTGACCGCGATCCTGCGCGCCTCGCTGGTCAACAAGCCCAATCTGCGCGGACTGGCCGCGCTTAACCAGGAGAGCCCGATGGATTTCATGGACAGGTTACGCGCGGCGTTGGGCCTCGGCGACGAGGCCGGAGAGGACGCCGTGCTCGCCGGCATTAATGCTGCTAAGGGCGGCACCGCGCTGCAGGCGGCGCTCAATGAGGCGCTTCAACCCATCGCCAAGGCGGCGGGCCTCGCAGAAGACGCCGACGCAAAGGCGGTGCTGGCCGGCGTTGAGCAACTCGCCAAGGCGAAGCAGCCCGGCGACGACAGCACCGTCAAGGCGTTGCAGGCCGAGCTCGGCGAGGTCACCAACAAATTCACCGCGCTGCAGACTTCGATCGCCACCGATAAGGCCGCAGCCTTCATCGACGGCGCGATCAAGGCCGGGCGCGTCGGCGTCAAGCCGTTGCGCGAGCATTACATCGCCCGCCACGCCGCCAATCCGGCCGAGGTCGAAAAGGAAATCGCCGCCTTGCCGATCCTCGGACCGTCCGGCGCGCGGCTTGATCCGCCGGTCTCCAGGGACGGCCAGCTGGCGCTGAACGCCGAACAGAAGAGCGTCGCAACCATGCTCGGCATCGATGCGAAGGATTATGCCGAGACGCTGAAAGCCGAACGGGACGCCAGGGAGGCCATGCAATGACCGCGCTCGTAAACGACCGCAACACGCCCATGCAGTTGGGCGACGTGCAGGAATATCCGGTGCTGGCGGCCACGGTGATTTATGCCGGCTCGATCGCCTGCCTCAACGCCGCCCGCTGGGCGGTTCCGGGTGCGACAGCGACGACGCTGATCGCCGCCGGCCGCGCGGAAGCCCGCACCGACAATTCCACAGGCGGCAACGGAACGATCCGCGTCAAGGTCCGGCCGGGCACTTTCCGCTTCGACAACTCGGCCGCCGCCGACGAAATCACCCAGGCCGAGATCGGCGACTCCTGTTTCATCGTCGACGACCAGACCGTGGCCAAGACCGACGGTGCTGCGTCGCGGTCGAAGGCCGGCACAATCGTCCAGGTCGACGCGCTCGGCGTCTGGGTCAGGATTGGAATCTAGGGAACCAACACCATGCTCATCTCCGCTGCCAATCTCGACGCCATCCGCGTCGGCTTTTCCACCGCCTTCAAGCGCGGCCTTGGCCAGGCCAAGCCGCAATATGCCCGCGTCGCCACCACGGTGCCGTCGTCGACACGCGAGAACAAATATGGCTGGCTCGGCAAGCTGCCCAACATGCGCGAATGGATCGGCCCGCGCGCGGTGCAGAACCTGGCCGAGCACGATTACGCCATCTCCAACAAGCCGTTCGAGCTGACCATCGGCGTCGACCGCGACGATATCTCCGACGACAATCTCGGCGTCTACCAGCCGTTGTTCATCGAGATGGGGGAATCCACCGCCGCCCATGCGGATCTCCTGGTGTTTTCTGCGCTGAAGGCCGGTTTTGCCACGCCCTGCTATGACGGCCAGTATTACTTTGACACCGACCACCCGGTGCTCGACGAGGACGGTGTCACTGTGCTGTCGGTCGCCAACACCGATGGCGGCGGCGGCACGCCCTGGTTCCTGATGGCCTCGGGCCGGGCGCTGAAACCGATCATCTTCCAGGAACGCAAGCGGCCGGAATTCGTCGCCAAGGACCGGGTCACCGACGACAATGTCTTCGAGATCAAGGAATTCCGCTACGGCGTCGATAGCCGCAACAATGTCGGCTACGGCTTCTGGCAGATGTGCTGGGGCTCGAAGCAGCCGCTGACGGCCGCCAATTACGCCACAGCGCGCGCGGCACTGATGAGCATGAAGGGCGATCACGGCCGCCCGCTCGGGCTGATGCCGGATCTGATGGTGGTCCCGCCAGGGCTCGAAAGCGCGGCGCGCAAGATCCTCAATTCCGAATATGCAGCAGGCGGCGAAACCAACGAGTGGAAAGGCACGGCCGAATTGCTGGTCACGCCCTGGCTCGCCTGACGCCACCACGCACCCAGGAGAAGTGTAATGGCCAGAAAGAAAGCCGGTGAGCAGAGCAATCCCCAAGCGGCGGCGGCGCAGAGCGCAAAGCCACCGCAGACCGCCGGATCCGTCAAGGAAACCCAGGTTCCGAAAGAAGCGACCCAGGACGAAAAGAGCCAGGAAACCCAGGCTCACCAGACACCGGCGGGGCAAACCAAGGCCGGTGCGGCAACGCCCGCAGCGGTTC